AGGCCAACCACATGAACGCGGTCTTCCTGAGCAACGAGATTCTGCCGTGGCCCATCAGCGATAGCGACCGCCGCATGCTGGTCATGTGGCCCATGGAGACCTTGTCCGTAGCCCGGCAGAAGGCCATCGGAAAGGAGTTGGTGAGCGGCGGTGTCGCGGCCTTATATGGCTGGCTGCTGCGGGTTGACCTCGGGGACTTCAACCAGCGTACACGGCCGCCAAATACAGATGCGCGGGATCGCCTGGTTGCTCTCAGTCGGGCCGGGTGGCAGACGTTTCTCCATCTCTGGCGGTATGGCGAGCTTGGGCAAAACATGTGGGGTGTATGCCTTTCGACTGATCTGTACGCGCTGTTCATCGAATGGTGTCAGCGCAACAAAGAGCACGCGATGAGCCAAACGAAGTTCTCACTGTTCATCAGTTCCGAGGTTGAAAAGAGTCGCTCGATACCCTGGACGGACGGCAACAACAGGCGATTTGGAGCGTTCTTCTTTCCAAACGATCCGATGGCTTCCCCCGCCCCATCATTGTCAGCGGCCGGACTGGGCGTCGTCGTGAAGGATTGGCGCGACGCAGCGAAGCTTGCTGGCTGGCATGTCGAGTCCTGGGACCACATCAAGGCGACCGCAGCATGAGAACAACCAAATGTGTGTTGGGTGTGTCGGGTGTGTGTTGGGTTGATTCTGAATACTCAACACAGGGCGAAGCCTTATTTTTCAAGGGGTGTATGGCTGTGTGTTGGGTGTGTTGGGTTTTTCGTCGCGCGCGCGCATGCATGACGTTAGTTGCACCGACCAAGGCCATCAGATTTTTTTTCCATGCGAGGACAGATAAACCCAACAAACCCAACACACCTAACACAACGTCGTTTAGATACTTGAATTTAAAAGGTTTTATCTGTGTTGGGTTTGTGTTGGGTATTGGGTTTTTTGTGTTGGGTATGGTTTGCGGGGGGATTTGGGGATGATCAAGGAGATTGAGAGCCTGATGGTTCATTGGGGCGAGCAACTGGCCCGGCACGGCCTGGGAGCGGGAATCGGCAGCCAGATGGGCAGCATCATGGAATGGAAAGGCACCGCGCCTCGCGGTACACCCGGTTCACGAATCGTCAGCGGCGGGGCGGGTATGGACCAGGTCGCGAGTGAAATCGACGCCGTGATCGCGGGCCTTGAGCGTGGTGCCGCGCCGGAGCAGAAGCTGGCGAAGCTTGCGCGGCAACGGTACTGCCAGTGCGTGACGGTGCGGGAGCAGATGCAAACGGCTGGCATTGCCGAAGGCGCTGACCGTACTTACCGAAACTGGGTGCGACGGTTGCATGAGCGTGTGCTGCTGGATCTGACCATGCGTACTCGAACCAATCGGGGCTATGAGCGGCAGGGTGGTAACGACCACCAGACGGCCCTCATTCGCACCAATGTTCTGGGCCGGTGACATGACCGTTCGTCAGGGTACTTTGTCGCATGTGGGTCACATCCGGGTCAGATTCGGGTCACATTTGGTCGAACCGAAAAACACCGCTTTTCGGTTTTTCCGAACCTCGGTACAAAGTGTCCACGATCTGACATTTGCGCACTGCGCGTCGGGTTGAGCACTGTGCTGTGCTGTTTCAAGGAGTCCGTGACGAACTCCAACTAACCCCGCTCTGCGGGGTTTTCTATTTCTGCCCGTTGGGTTTTTCAGGGAGTACGAGCATGGGCGAGCCAGCGACCGCAACAGTGGTGGTGGCCGGTGCCGCCGGTGCTGGTGTGGCTGGAATCTTGGCGGGGCTTGATCCGTTGGCCGGTGTTGGCGCCCTGGCTGGTGCGTTGGTGTTCTTCACCACGACCGAGGAACTACCGGTGTGGAAGCGGGCGATGTTCTTTCTGGTGTCGTTCGTAATGGGCTACCTGTTCGCCCCCGCGTTGGCTGACTTCGAGGCTTGGGGCATTCGCCCGTTCAAGTACTCCGGGCCAGCCGCGTTCGGGTCGGCGGTGTTGGTGGTCACCGTAGCACTTGCCGCCATCCGGCGACGCGGTGCTCTCGACGTTGATCAACCCGGAGGCCGGGATGGATGAGCTGCTGATCCCTGAAGTGCTGACTCAAGTGACGTTCTGGTTGTGCGTTGCGCTGTTCGTTCGCCTCTTTACCTTTCGGCGTAAGGGCGCACGGTTCCGCCGGAACATGAGCTGGCTCGCTTGGTTGGTGATGGTGCTGTCCGGTGCGGCTGCGCTGTACATCGGCAAGGGCCAGCTCGTCATGTCGATCTACTCATGGCCGGTCGTAATGCTCCTGGGCGTTTTCGTTGGTTCGGTCTACAAGAGCGCCGGGAACCTGGCTCGCGTCTGGAAGGAAAGATGATGGCCGGTGATGATCGCGGTAGCAGCGCAGAGCGCGGTTACGGGTACCGCTGGCAGAAGTCGCGCGATGCCTTCTTGCGGGCCAATCCGTTGTGCTGCATGTGCTCGACGGATCTTCGTCCTGTCGCCGCAGCCATCGTTGACCACAAGGTGGCGCCGAGGCTGAAGGACGCGAAGGCCAGCGGTGATGCCGAGCGTATCAAGGGTGCCTGGAAGCTGTTCTGGAATAGCTCGAACTGGCAGCCGCTCTGCAAGCTTTGCCACGACTCCACCAAGCAACGGCTCGAAAAATCCGGACGGATGGTGGGCTGCACGGCTGCTGGTCGACCCCTCGACCCCAAGCATCACTGGAATCGGCGCTGATCCGAAATGACGGGAAAATGCACCGGGTTGGTGCGCATAGGCGCTGCCTATGGGGAGGGGGGGCAAAAATGTTTTTTACTATCCATAGCTAGACCGCCACTCGCCCTCCGTCCGCAAAATGCGGGAAAAATGAGGGAGGGGGGGTATCGATTTTGAGGGGGTAAACATGGCAGGAAACGGAAATTCCGGGCGTCCTGCGAAGCCCGCATCATTGCACATTCTGCAGGGCAATCGCAGCAAGAAAAACTTCGAGGAACTGCTCGAAGAAATCAAGTCGCCAGCGGTTCCCGTAGCGGCGCCGCCGATGCCCGACGTGCTCAGCGACGACGCTGTGGCCCAATGGGAACGGCTCATTCCTGACCTGATGGCGTTAGGTCTGGTTTCGACCCTCGACCAGATGGCCCTGGCGACTTATTGCCAGGCCTATGCCGACTGGCTGCGCTATCAGCGCTTGATCGCTGTCCGCAATGCGAAGTCGGACGATGACCTGGGCGGCGATATCCAGACGTTCAAGACCGGCGCCCAGCAGATGCATGTCCTGCGGCAGTTGGCAAACGATGCCGAAAAGCGCGCGAATGCCGCTGGCGCCCAGTTCGGGTTCTCTCCGATGGCCCGCCGCAACCTGAAAACGGCCCCGGCGCCTCAAGGTGAGCTTTTCCCGAATGAGCAACGAGACGCCGCAAACCGATACTTCAACTGACGACAGGGTGGCGGCCTTCGCTCACGCCGTTCTGGCACATGAGATTGTTGCCGGTCCCGCTGTTCGCAATGCATGCGCTCGGCACTTACGGGATCTGGAGCATAGCTCGGATCGCGGCCTGGTCTGGGATCAGGCGGCAGCGGATCGGGCCATTGGCTTTTTCGAGGAGGTGCTTTGCCTCAACGGCGGCGACTACGAGGGGATGCCGTTCCTCCTTGCGCCGTGGCAAGCCTTTGTCGTGGGCAGTCTGTTTGGCTGGATGACCGATGACGGTTATCGCCGATTCCGCCTGGCCTACATCGAGACCGGCAAAGGATCGGGGAAAAGCCCCTTGGTCGCGGGCATCGGCTTGTACGGCCTGGTGTCGGACGGCGAAAACCGCGCCGAAATCTACGCTGCCGCGACCAAGCGTGATCAGGCCATGATTCTGTTCCGCGATGCGGTGAGTATGGTCAGCATGTCGCCGCACATGTCCAGCAGGGTGGTGCAGTCGGGGCGCGATGAGAAGGTGTGGAGCCTCTACTACCCCAACACCAAGTCGTTTTTCAAACCGATCAGCGCCGACGAAGGCCAGTCCGGCCCGCGTCCGCACATCGGCCTGCTGGACGAGCTGCACGAACACAAGACCGCCACCACCGTGAACATGATGCGCGCCGGTACCAAGAACCGGCGCAAGGCCATGGTGGTGATGATCACCAACAGTGGGTCGGACAAGAAGACGGTGTGCGGTCAGTACCACGACCTCGGTGTGCGGATCTGCGCGGGGCAGGAGGAGGACGACAGTTTCTTCGCCTTCATCTGTTCTCTGGATGAGGGTGATGACCCGTTCAAGGATGAATCCTGTTGGCCCAAGGTCAACCCGTCGCTGGACTACATCGCGGACGGGCAGGTAGACGGCATCCCAGGTCGCAAGTATCTGCGCGAGCAGGTCACGTCGGCGCGAGGTCTGCCTGCTGCCGAGTCGGTGGTTAGGCGCCTGAACTTCTGCGAGTGGACCCAGGCGGATTCGCCCTGGATATCGTGGGATGTCTGGAGCCAGGCGGGCGAGCGCGTCCCGATGCGGATGCTGCGTGACCGGCCGTGTGTCGGTGGCCTCGACTTAGCCAGTACGACGGACCTCACATCGCTCACGCTGCTGTTCTATCCAACGGCAGCTGACCCGCATTGGCGGCTTCTGCCGTACTTCTGGATACCCGACCACGACCTTGCCGAACGTGAAAAGCGCGACAAGGTGCCGTATTCGCTGTGGATCAAGCAAAAGGAATTGGAGACCACACCAGGCCGGGCAATCAGCAAGCTCTACGTGCTGCGCCGGATGCAAGTCATTTGCGCGTACTTCGATGTGCGCAAGATCGCCTATGACCGCTGGCGGATTGAGGATCTGAAACAGTTGATGGTTGAACACGACATCGAGCTGCCGGAAATGGTCCCGTTTGGGCAAGGCTTCAAGGACATGGGGCCAGCGGTCGATGAGTTCGAGCGCCGCTTGCTGGGCCTTTCGCCCAAGGCTGAAACAGACGTCATCGACCTGTCGCCCGATGACTTTGAGGTTGTCAGCGAGGTGGTGAGCGAAGTGCCGGACGTGGAAACACTGCGGCACGACAACAACCCGGTCATGACCTGGTGCGCCGGTAACGCGGTCATCGTCAGCGACCCGGCGGGCAACCGCAAGGTCGACAAGGCCAAAGCCACCGGCCGCATCGACGGTATCGTCGCGGGCCTGATGGCGACAGGTCTAAGCGGCGCATCCATTGAAGGCAGCGGCACATCCATTTATGACGAAGGGGCGGGCATATGAAATATCTCGGGCTACTGGCCTGGCTCGTCGGGCTGGCGGGCTTCGGTCTGCTGGTGGCGGGCGTGGCGTTGATCAGTGTTCCGGCGGGCTTCATCGCCGCCGGGGGCGGGATGCTGGTGTGGGCCTATCTGGCAGATCAAGCGGCAGCCACATCGGCGCCAGTCCATGACGACGGGGGTGGTTGATGTTCTTCAGCAAACAACGTGGATCGGTACAGGGCGCCGTATCCAGCCCGGACGGCAGTGTCTGGCGCGGCATCATAGGTTCCGGTCGCAGCAGCTCCGGCGTGAGGGTGACGCCGGAGTCAGCGCTGGCGGTACCGATCATCCAGAACTGCGTCACGCTGCTGGCCGAAAGCATCGCGCAACTGCCGCTTGAGCTGTATCGACGCACCGACAACGGCCAACGCGATGCCGCTGTCAATCACCCGCTGTACGACGTGCTGCGCTATCAGCCCAACGGCTTTCAGACCCCGTATGAGCATCGCGAAGGCAGTCAGATGGCGGCCGGGCTGCGGGGCAATAGCTACAGCTATATCGACCGGCGCGACGACGGCAACGTGGCCGCGCTCTGGCCGATCCACAACGACAAGGTGATTGTGTGTAAGGGCAGCGACATGCTTCCGTATTACCAGGTCGGGACGTTCGAGGATCGACTGCCGATGCGGCTGATCCACCACGTTCGCTGGCAGTCCCACAACTTCTATGAGGGGCTGTCGCCGATCATGCTGCACGCCGAGGCGGTTGGCCTGGCCCAGGCGGTGCGGCAGTACACCGGCAAGTCGTTTGCCAACGGTGCAACCGTCTCGGGTGTGATCGAACGGCCGCGCGAGGCCCCGGCGATCAAGGATCAGGGTTCGATTGATCGGGTGCTTGATCAGTGGGGCAACAAGTTCGGTGGCATGGACAACGCCAAAAAGGTCGCGATGCTGCAGGAGGGCATGACCTTCAAGCCCGTCTCCATGACCAACGTTGATGCCGAAGTGGTCGACATCCTCAAGCTGTCCGGCGTCGACTGCGCGCGGATCTACAAGATCCCGCTGCCGATGGTGAACGACCTCGACAAGGCCAACTACAACACCATCGAGCAACTGCTGATTCAGTTCGTGGTGTTCGGTCTGCTGCCGTGGGTCAAGCGTCATGAACAGTCGATGATGCGCGACTTCCTGCTCCCGCAGGACCGACGCGACTACTTCATCGAATTCAACCTGGCGGGCCTGCTGCGCGGCGACCAGAAGAGTCGTTACGAAGCCTATGCCATTGGCCGCCAGTGGGGATGGCTCTCAGTCAACGACATTCGGCGTCTTGAAAACATGCCCCCGGTCACCGGCGGCGACACCTACTTGCAGCCGCTGAACATGGTCGATGCAGGCAAAGGAAAGCCTGACCTTAGTAATCCATCCGTGCGGGCGCAGCTGGAGCTGCAACAGCGCGAAATCGAAAGGATGCTTGCGCAATGAAACAACATCTCCGGGCATCCGGCCTGCTGTTCAATCAGCCATTGCTGGTGACCCCTGACATGCTCGACCTGGGCGTGCGCTGGGCCAATCAGGCCATGAACCTCAACATCATTAATCTCGGTGGGAGCGGAGCGCGGCTCGGCTTCTACGACGATGAGGCCGAGGATCGGGCCGCGTTGCAGGCCGAGCAAGAACGGGCCGCGCTGGCCTCCACCGGCGTACAAGTGCTGCCGGTCCATGGCTTTCTGGTGAGTCGTGGTAGCCACCTCAACGCCTGCGAGACCATGACCAGTTACGAGGGCTTGCGACAGCAACTGCGTCAGGCCATCGCCGATCCTCTGGTCGAGCGCGTGGCGCTGGACATCGACACGCCCGGCGGTTCAGCCGTGGGCGCGTTCGAGCTGGCGGCCGATATCCGGGCCATGTCATTGATCAAGCCCATCACCGGCATCGTCAACTTCATGGCCTACAGCGGCGGCTATCTGATCGGCAGCGCGTGCAGCGAGCTGGTGGTCAGCCAGACCAGCGGTGTCGGTTCCATCGGCGTCATTGCGAGCCACATGGAGCGCTCGCAACAACTGGAAAGCCAGGGCGTCAAGGTGACTACGGTATACGCCGGGGCGCACAAGAACGACCTGAGCCCCAACGAGCCGCTGACGGATCAGTCCATGAAGTTCCTGCAGGATCTGGTGCAAGAGAGCTATCAGCTCTTCGTCAACGCCGTGGCCGACTATCGCGGCCTGAGCGTTGAGGCCGTTCGAGCCACCGAGGCAGGGCTGTATCGCGGCCAGCAAGGGATCAACGCCGGTCTGGCTGATCGCCTGCAAAGCCCTCAGGACGCGGTCGACGACCTGTCCCGCGTCGTCGCCCAGGTGCGAGCGCAACGGCAGTCCGGCCGAATTGGTCTGCGTGCCTCGGCGCTGAATATTCAAGCAACACTCTGACCGCGTTCGCGGCAGTTACATCACACCCGCTCCGGCGGGTTTTTTTATGCCCAGGAGGCACCAATGTCCCTTGTCACTCAATTGCGCAGCGAACGCGCCACGCTCAACGCTGCTGTCCAAGTCCTGGCGCAGGTCGAGGCCGGTGGCGGCAGCCTCACCGCAGCACAGCTCTCGGAGTTCGCCGATCTGGAAGTCAAGATCAACGCCATCACCGAGAAAATCAGTCGCGCCGAAGTCGCTGAGCGTCTGGCGGCCGCATCGGCGGTGCCGGTCACCGAGTCGGCCCAAGGCATCAACGGCCCGCCCGCCGGTATTTCGGGTCCGTTCAACGAAGCGACCCAGCCCGGCGTAGCAATGGCGCAGATGGTGCGGCTGATGGTTCAGGCGGGTGGTAATCAACAGGCCGCTGCAGAACTGGCTAAAACCGGTGGCTACGGCGCTGATGTTCACATGGCGCTGTCCACCGTGACGCCCGGCGCAGGCGGTGTCCTGGTGCCGGAGAACTTCAGCACCAGTGTGATCGAGTCCCTGCGTCCGAATTCGGTAGTGCGTTCCATGGGCGCTCGCAGCCTGCCGCTGAACAACGGCAACCTGACCATGCCGCGCGTGCTGGGCAATACGCAGGTCGCCTACCTTGGCGCCGAAGAGGACATTTCCGTCACCGACATGCAGTTCGGTGACCTGAAACTGTCGGCAAAAAAAGCGGCTGCCATCGTACCGATCTCCAATGACCTGCTGGCGCAGTCGGGCGTAAACCCGCGCATCGACGCTCAGGTCAGTAGCGACCTCGCAGTATCGATGGGCCTGTCCGAGGATCTGCATTTTATCCGTAGCGCTGGCAGTGCGACCTTGCCGAAGGGGCTGCGCTACTGGGCGCCAGCGGGCAACGTTCTGGCCGCTCCGGCAGGTGCGACCCTGGCCATCGTTGATTTGTACCTGGGCGGCATGATGCTGCGCCTGGAGGCTGCCAACGTGAATCTGGCCGCCTGTGGCTGGCTGATGGCGCCGCGCGTGCTGCGTTGGTTGCAATCGCTGCGTGACGGCAACGGCAATAAGGCTTACCCGGAAATCGATCAGGGCCAGCTCAAGGGCTACAAGGTGGCATTGACCACGCAAATCCCGGTGAACTTGGGCGCGGGTGGCAACGAGTCGGAAATCTACTTCGTGAACTTTGCTGACTGCTACATCGGCGAAGACACCAGCCTGGCCATCGCCATCAGCACCGAGGCCTCCTACAAGGATGCCAACGGCAACACGGTCAGCGCGTTCCAGCGTGACCAAACCTTGATCCGCGTGATCAGCAAGCACGACTTCGGCCCGCGTCACGTTGAGTCGGTTGCGGTCGGTACCGGCATTACCTGGGGCGCCGGTATGTGATCCCCAGGCCCTGCAGCAGTGCGGGGCCACTTCCTGATGCAGCATTCGAGGTATTGAACATGAGCAAGTCGAGCAACGATGTAGTCATCGTCACTTTCGCCAAGCCTTGGCGTGGTTATTCGCCGACCGAGGTGGCGGGGTTTTCCCAGGAGACCGTCGACGCGCTGATCAAGGGCGGTGTCGCGGTGCTGCATGACGGCAAAGCACCGGCCAGTGCGGCCAAATCCACGGTGACCAAGCCGCCGGGCAAGGGCGCACCTTCGAAACCGCAAGGTAAAGCTGAGCTGCCGCCAGCCACGATCCCTGGCTCGGCTGAAACCGAGCCAGGATCGGAGACCGATGGCGGCACTGGCGTTACGTCGGGCGACGATGGTCCAGCTGGCGGTGGTGATGGCGACGGCGATGACGAAGAGAAGCCGTAACCATGGCCCGGCGTATCGCGTACACGGGTGATCCCGTGCTGACGCTGGAACAGGTGGCCTATCAGTGCCGCCTTGATCCAGAAGACACGGTGCCGGAGCTGATCGAAGGCTTGATCATTCCGGGCGTGACGGCCCAAGCCGAAGAGCGCACCGGCGCCGGTATCCGCCAGGCCGAGTACGAAGAGGAATGGCCCGCGCATTTCGGCTCGGGTCGTCCTCTCGATGTCGGCCAGGCCACAGCGATCATCTCGATCAGCCGTGTCTTAGCCGATGGTAGCGACGAAGTGCTGACCGTTGCCCATGCCCTGCGTAACCGGGGCAAGGAAAGCTTTCTGTACTTCCCGGACGGCCGCCCCGAGGGTGACTTGCTCATTCGCTACGAGGCCGGTACCGACCTTGATGTTCACCCGTCCGTGCGTACCTGGTTGCTGATGCAAGCCGCCACGGCTCACGAAAACCGCGAAACGTTGGTGGTCGGTGCCACCCTGGCTGAGCTGCCCAGCTCGATGCTGGACTCACTCCTGGCGCCCATCACCGTCCCTCCGAGGTTCTGATATGCGAGCAGGTCCATTGGACCGGCGCTGTTCACTGCTCAAGTCTGAGACGGTGAAGCGTCCGGGCGCAGGCTCCACGGAAACCTGGGTCAAGGTTGGCGATGTTTGGGCAGGGATCGCCATTCCCACCGGCCGGACGTTGCCGGTGGCTGACCGGTTGTCGGCAGAGGTCACGGCCGAGATTCAGGTCCGCTTCAGAAAAACCATCGTGGCCGGTATGCGAATCGCTCACGGCGATGAAACGTACCTGATCGAGGCAGCCCTGCCCGCGCTCAAGCGGACGATGCTCCGGCTGCTGTGTTCCAACGTAATCAATCCATAACGAGGGTATGAGCATGAAAGTACGTGCATTGGTCGGTCTGTCCGGCCCGTTTGGCAATCAGGCTGTCGGTTCGGAGTTCGACATCGATAGCGACATGGCCGCTGACCTGCAGGAGCAGAAACTGGTTGAGCCGGTCGACGCTGTGAAGGTTGCGAAGCCGAAGCCGGGCGGCGAAGGCGCGGCCAAGGAGTAAGTCATGGCCACGCGCAGGTCTCGATTATCGGGCGACTTCAAGTTGAGACGGGTGCTGCGTGACATTCACACCCGGCTCGATAACGAACTCAAACCGGTCATGCAGAAGGGGGCCAACAAGATCCTGGCCTCCATGCAGGAGCTGATTCCCAAGGATTCGGGGGAGGGTGCGGCGGCGCTCACGGCCTTTGTGTCGAAAAGCGGCCTGGATGCCCAGATCGGCATACGCGGCAAGAAACTCAATCAGCGGTTTTTCTACCTGCGCTTCATTGAGTACGGAACGAAAGGGTACACCGAAGGCAAAAAGCGCGCGGGCGGCCGCAACAAACGTGTCACCAACAAGGCCGATGGCACGAACTTCTTCGGCAAGTATCCGGACATTCCGGCGCGTCCTGCACACCCATGGCTGCGTCCGGCCTATGACGTCAATCGCGAGTTTGTCTTGGCCAGCATCAAGCACGCGGTGAGCAACACGCTCAAACGTGCTGGTGAGGAACTGTGCAATGGCTGATCCGTCGTTCGCGCTGCAGGTCGCGCTGGCAGACCGGCTCGGCGCGGAGGTGTCCTGCCCGGTGTACGACGGTGCCCCGCTGAATGCGCCGCTCCCCTATGTCAGCATCGACAGCGAGATCGTCACCAATGACGATCCTCTGAGCGGTCGACGCGACCTCAGGCTGTTCTATCTGTCGGTTTTTTCGGAGTTCAAGGGCCAGGAGGAGGTGAAGCGCCTGATGGCCGAGATCGATGCCGCTCTCCATGAGCGTCCTCTGCCACTCAACACCGGGCGGGTCATTTCCATCCGGGTCACCCGCAAACAGTCCAATCGTGAGCCGGACGGCGTCACGTACCAGGGCAGCGTCACGCTGCGCATCGTCACCACCCATTAACTGTTGAATCCATGCCGCGCTGCGGCTTTTTCACCTGTCCTCAGGAGGACTGCTTATGTCTATCAATACCGGCGCGGGCACGCGAATTTATATCGGCCCGCGTTTGCTCGCCGACTTGCCAGCCGACCACGCTGCCGCGCTGACGCTTCTGGAGGCGTTGACCTACGTCGAGGTCGGTGAGATGGAAACCATCGGTGATTATGGCGACACCATCAACGATGTGAGTTTTTCCGGCCTGTCCAGCGGTCGGGCCAAGCATCTGAAAGGCCTGGCTGACGCGGGCACTGTCGATCTGTCGATTGGCTTCGATGCGGGTGACGCCGGTCAGCTCAAGTTGGTCGAGGCGTTCCTGGACCGCTCTCGTTTCGATTACCCGATCAAGGTCGTGTATGTCGATGGTGAGACGGACTACTTCGCGGCCAAGGTCATGAGCAACAAGAAAACCGGCATCAGTGTTGAGGGCGTCCTGAAGCGCGCCGTCAGCCTGGGCGTCAACTCCGAAATCTACGAGGTGGTCTGAGCCTGGCGCCTGACTGTCCTCCGGTGCCGAGCCTCCTCGGCGCCTTCCTTTTCTTGCATCCTTTTTTTGAGACACACCCTCATGACCAAGACTGACCACGGCACCATCGTCATCACCGCTGGCGAAACCAGCTACACCCTCAAACCCACCCTGCGCGCCTTCCGTGCCATTGAAACCCGCTTCAATGGCATCCTGCCCGCGATGACTGCAGTTGGCAGCGCGAGCGTCACCGCTGCCGCTTTTGTCATTGCGGCCGGTACCGGCGGCGACACCAACAAGCGCAAGGAACTGGAGATCATCGAAGAGGTGCTCTGGGCCACCGGTATCGGCAGTATTGGTGGGCAGGTGATCACGTTCCTGAGCGCCTTGCTCAATCCGTCCGGCAAGACCGACGCCGAGCTGGAAGAGGAAAAAAAAGCGGCTGACTCGGGAAACGAGTAAAGGCAGGTCCCGATCTTGGGACCGTCGACTTGCTGTACAAGATTGCCACAGGCTGGCTCGGCTGGCCTCCCAGCGAAGCCTGGGACACACCGATGGTAGAAATCATCATGGCGTGGGATTCCAAGCGCCAATTCTTGATCGATACCAATCCGTTCGGTGGCGGTGGTGACAAGGACAAACCGTCAAAAGCGGTTCTCGCCCGCGAAGCCCGGATGGGCTTTCGGGTCGCCGCCATGAGCCGCAACAAAGGCAAGTGAAGAAGCACCGGACCGCGAAAGCGGTTTTTTTTCGCCTGGAGAAAAGTATATGGCTGACGCTGACGTTCAGGGCCTTCTGGTCCGCATTGAAGCCACCACGGCGCAGATGCGCCAGGAATTGGCCCGTGGCGAAGCTTCAGTGGCGTCGACGGCCACGCGCATGGACACGCAGCTCAAGCGCGTTGACGATGCGTTTGATCGCGCGGGTGAACACGCTGAATCTATGCGCGAGGCCATGGGCGGCGTCTTTAACGGCGTTGCGCTGGGCGCAGCCGCGGCTGTTGCCGGGCTAGTGGCAATCACGCAGAAAACCGCTGAATACGCCACGCAGGTGAAGAGCCAGGCCGCGCTCTCGAACACCACGACCGATCAGTTCCAGCGGCTGGCCGCCGGCGCTCGTACGGTCAGTGTGGAGCAGGAAAAGCTCGCTGACATCTTCAAGGACACCACTGACCGGGTCGGGGAATTCACCCAGCGCGGCGGCGGCGAAATGGCCGACTTCTTCAAGGAGATTGCGCCACGGGTCGGCGTCACCGCCAAGATGTTCCAGAACCTGTCGGGTCCGGACGCTCTGCAGCTCTATTACAACTCGCTGGAAAAGGCCGGGCTGAATCAGCAGCAGGTCACGACTTACATGGAGGCAATGGCTGATGAAGCCACGGCCCTGATTCCGCTGCTGAAAAACAATGGCGCGGGTTTCAAGGATTTTGGCGACAAAGCTGAGCGGGCCGGGAACGTACTGTCGTCGTTCCAGCTCGATCAGTTCGCCGAGATCGATCAGACCATCAAAACGCTGGGCGTCTCATTCGACGGTGCGTCCAAGCAGTTGGCTACCGGCCTGCTGCCGGGTGTTCAGAGTGTCGCTGATCGCTTGAATTCGATGAGCGACAACGGCGCCATGGAGCTGATCGGCGAAGGCGTGGGCTTCCTGGCAGACAACGTCAACGTGCTTGCGGCCATTCTGGGCGGCAAGGCAGCGGCGGCATTTGTCAGCTATACGCAGAGCCTTGTGACTTCGGGAGCCGCCGTCATCCAGTCGCGCGCGGCAAATATGGCGCTGGCCAGCAGTGCGGTTGATACCGCTGCCGCCAACCAGCTGGCCGCGCAGTCTGCTGTTGTCCGGGCAGAGCGCGAAGCCATCGCCGCGCGCGGTACCGCCGTGCAAACGCAAATGTCGATCCAGCTTGCCGAAGCCAGGATGGCAGAAAAGGCCGCGACTGATCAGGTTGCGGCTGCTCAGGCCAGGTTGACCGCTGCGCGCGGCACTGTGCTCGGATTCCTTGGCGGTCCTGCCGGGCTCGCGGCCTTGGCAGCGGGCGCCGCGATTGCGTTCTTCACCCTGCGCGACAACACGGCTGATCTGGAAAAGCGCCTGGGCGATCTGGCTGATCCGATGGATAAGCTGATCGGGCGATTTGAAAAGCTCAACCGTGCCACCCAGGCTGTGACCCTGCGCGAGCTGCAGGCAACCATCGCAGAGACACAGAACAAAATCGGGCAGATGTCCGGGGCGATGGCAGACAAGTTTGAAAATGACTTGCGTGGCATGGGCGCCGCCGGTGCAGACGGGCTCATGTCCGGCCTGGTCAATCTGCCTGCGGATACTCAGGCTGCCCTGGAACTGGTTCGCACGGCATCCAAGGACCAGGCCGCCGGTGTGGCCGTTGACTGGAAGGCGGTCGCCGATCAGTTGCGGACCATGCCCGGCGTCACCGAGGAAATGGCGCGGTCGCTGGAGTCCAGCCAGGCACCGGTGTCCGAGCTCAGCGCCTTGCTGCAGAAACAGCAGCAAACCCTGGCTTCACTGACAGCTGAGACCGACAAGAACACGGCGTCGCAGAACCAGAACACCGCAGCCAAAACGATGGCGTCCGCTGCCGGTGAGAAATACATCGCCGACATGACCAAGCAATTGCAGGGTCAGCAGGACAAGACGTTCACCGAGCAGGCCAACCGGTTTATCTCGGAGAACAAGGATCTCACCGAGGCGCAGATTGTCGCCATCCGCTCGCTCGGCGCTGCCAGGGATGCGCAGAAAGCGTCGGACGATGCCGCCACTCAGGCCACCAAGGACAGTACCAGTGCCACCAAAAAGGCCGCCTCAGAAGAGGAGGCCCGGCAGAAGGCGCTGAAGGATCTGAAGGCTCAGGCTGACATCGCCATCGCTTCGGCCCAGGGCCTGGCGGACGCTTACCTTGATGGCGTCGACCGTTCTCGCGAGCTGTCGATTCAGCAGAAAGCCGAAGAGGCGCTGCTAAAGACCGGGGCTGCGGCGCGCACCGAGGTCATCGCGAAACTCAACGCCGAGCGCGATGCGCAGGACCGTTTGAGCGTAAGCAAGGCCGCGTACGATCTGGAACGGGAAACCTCTGACCTGGTTGCCCATGCCAAGGCGCAGTTGCAGGGTTCTTCTGCATTGGAGGCGTACAACCTGCAAAAATCGATGACCGTCGCATTGGCGGGCAAGAACATCGACTTTGGCAGCAAGGAATACGACCAACTGCTCAAACAGACCAAAGCCCAGGTGCAGGCCACCAAGGCGCTGGAGGCTGCCAACAAAGCCAATGACCTGGTCGACCGGCTCAATCCGCAGCTCAAACTGCTCAAGGATTATGCAGAAGATCAGAAAGCGCTGAATGAGGCCATCACTCAGTACCCCGAAAAGGCCGATCTGTACCGGGAGTCGCTGACCAAGCTCGGCCAGGAATACGACGACAATCAGGCCAAACTGACGGTCTGGGGCCGGTTGACCGAGGCGGCGGTAGATCGCGTCGATAAGGTGTTCGCTGACATGTGGCTGAACGTCGGTGACGGCTTCAAGGGCTTTTCCGAGGGCCTGCTCGACGGCTTCAAACAGATGCTTGCGGAGCTGGCTCACGAAGCCATCACCAAGCCGATCCTGATCAGTTTCGCGAACAACCTGTTGGGCACCAATAAGTCCGGTGGCATTGGCGATGTCATCGGTGCTTTGAATGGCGAAGGCGGTTCAAGCAGTGGTTCAAGTGGCATCGCTTCGGTGGCCAACAAACTGTACAGCGCTTACAACATCGTGACCGGTGTCGGTGCCAAGGTCGTCGCCGGTTATGCCGAGGCTGGCATTCCTGGCGCTGCGAAAGCCGGGGTCACTTACTACACCGATAAAGTCAGCGCCCTGTACGACATTGCAAAGAGCGGCATGGCGACGCTGTTGGGCCAACAGACCGCGTTGCAGATCGCGCAACAGGCGGCCACTCAGGCCGCGCTGAACTACGGCATCACCGAAGGTGTGGCGTCCACCGTGGGCCAGTTCACTCTGGACGCAGCGGGCCAGCAGATTGCGGCGGGGCTTGTACAGCAGGCAGCCACCGAGGGTGTTGCCACGGCGGCGGCTTCGCAGGGTGCCAGCTCCGGCGCCACAAGTGCGCTGGGCAGCGCCGCCTCTATGTGGCCGCTGGCCGTCCTCATGGGCATGATCCAGTCCGGCAAGCTGTACAGCGCAGGTGTACGACCCGACGCGAGCAAAATGTACGACAGTGCCGGTGGCACCGGCCTCGGTAAGGTGGTGATGAGCATCCCGACCCTGACCGCAAAGGCGTTCGAGATCGTCGACGGCGCGCTGAGCAAGATCGTTGGCGGCAAGGCAGCGGCGATCCTCACCGGTTCCACGTTGTACCAGGCGGTATGGAGCAAGGTCGGTACCAAGCTGTTCGGCACCGGCTATGAAACCAAGGACGCGGGTATCCAGCTGGCGGTGAAGGCGGGCGAATTCGATGCCTTGCAGTACACGAAGCAGAAAAAGAAGGGCGGCCTGATTTCGGGCAGTTCCAAAACTCGCTATCTGTACAACGAGCTGCCGGACGACACCGAAGATGCTTTGGGCAGTCAATACAACACCACGGTCATGGGCGCGATGGCGTTGTTCACGCAGTTGGGCGTCAAGCTCAACGACAGCGTGATGGACGGCCTCAACATGGCCTCTGCCCAGATCAGCACCCAAGGTAAAACCTCAGAGCAGATCCAGGCCGAGATCGATCACTGGTTCGCGCTGTTGGGTGACCAGGTCGTTGTCGCTGTGTCCAAGGCCACCGATGCGGGTGTCAGCGGGTTCAGTTACGTTGGCCTGCAGGCGTTCGTAAAGAACCTGTACGACGTGAACACCATGCTCAAGCACGTCAACATCGGTCTTTACGACATGTCGGTGACGGGCGGCTTTATGGCTGAGCAGCTTTCAGCCATGGGCGGTGGGTTTGAGGAACTGCAGAAGTCGGTCAGCGGTTACTACGACGCTTTCTTCTCGGATAACCAAAAGTCGATTGATGCCATCAGTGACATTCAGGACGTGTTCGACGGTCTGAATATCAAGCTGCCCGATAGCCGTGATGGCTTCCGGGCCATGGTTGAAGGCATCGACAAGTCGACCGAGGCTGGCCGCAAACTGTTTGTCACGCTGATGACCCTCGCCTCTACAGCTGACCAGGCCTACGACATTATTGAAGCCCGTCAGAAGACGTATTACGACGCCTTTTACAGCGAGTCGGAGAACACCGCGCGCACCGTCGCCGAGGTCACCGCCGAGTTTAAAAAAGCGAACGTGACGTTGCCAGCGAGTCGTGAGGGGTATCGGGCGATGGTCGAGGGTATCGACCGGACAACCGAATCCGGCAAGACGTTGTACAACACGATGATGGCGCTGGCGGGTTCGGCAGACACGTTCTACAAGGCTCAGGAGCAGGTACAGGCTGCGGCTAAAACGGCGGCGCTGACCAATGCCAGCAACGCCATGAGCGCGCTGCAACGGGCGGTAGCAGCCGAGAAAAGCGCACTCACAACGGCCTATAACGCCCGCGTGGCGTCGTTGAACGACATGTTGTCCACCGCGCAGGCCAATGTGTCTGGGCTGACGAATACCAGCAATGCCTTGCAAGCTGCGTTGAAGTCGCTCAATGGCACGTCGGACACGACAGTCAAAATGCTGCGCGAGCAAGCCAAGGCCACACTGCAGAGCGCCCTGGCCACGGCTCAGGCCGGTGGTTCGCTGTCTGGCTTTTCCGGGCTGGACGACGCTCTGACGGCGGTCAGCACCAACACGACCGACATGTACGGCTCACTGGAGGATTTCACCCGCGAGCAGGGCCGTACAGCGAACGTGGTTGCTCAGTTGAATGCCATCAACGGTGTGCAACTGACCGCACAGCAGCAATTGCTGAAGAGCGTGCAGGAGCAGATCGCGGATGCCAAGGATCAGTTCGACCTGCAGATGACGAAATTGGACGACCAGCTCGAGGCTGCTCAGAAGCAACTGGATGCGCTGAACGGCATCGACACTTCCATCCAAAGTGTTACTGAGGCGCTGAACGCCTTCAACGCCGCTGTGCAGGCAGCCATTGCAGCATCGGCGGCTGCCGCTGCTGCGAATAAGCCCCCGGCTGCGGCCACTGGCGGTGGCTATACCGGCACGGCGGGCGGGGCTGGGTACAACGACATCAACGCGATCTATCAGGCGGTGCTCGGCCGCGATGCGGACTATGCCGGTTCGGTTTACTGGGGTGGTAAGGCCGGGTCGATGACCTCTGATCAGTTGGCCGCGCAGATCAAAGCTGATGCCCAGGCAAATGGCGAGCTGCCCAAGTACGCAATGGGCGGGCTTATAGCGGGTCCTGGCACCGGCACGTCAGACAGCATCATTGCTCGCCTCTCCAACGGTGAGTACGTCATGAGTGCCAATGCTGTTCGTATGTTCGGCACCGGCATGCTCGATCAGATGAACTCCGGTTTGATTCCGGCTTTCGCAACGGGTGGTGCTGTCGGTCAGACGGGGCCAACGCTTGATGTGGCCAGCCCGAGCCGGATTTACGGTGCAAATCAAAGGGCGTCTGTGAGCGACAGCAGCAACAACACAGCGCTACTTGCTGAGGTCCGGCAGCTGCGCACCGAAAACCGACAGGCACAGTTCCAGATCGCGAAGAACACGCAGCAATTGGGCGCGTTGATCAGGAAGTGGGACGACGAGGGCACTCCGAAAGAGCGGGACTACACACTATGAGGCTGATTAAACCGGTGGCAATCGCCGAGGCAAAACTCATCAGCAGCAACGTTCCTGAAAGTGAGTATCCGGCATGGGCGGCAGCGACCACTTACGCCATCGGCGCGCGGGTCTTACTCAACCACAAGGTGTACGAGGCGCTGGCGGCTGTTGCCGCTGGCGTGAAGCCGGGTGAGGAAGTTGTGACGGAAGCCAGCCCGGCCAAGTGGCAATTGATTGGCGCTGACAATCGTTGGCGGATGTTCGATGACAAGATCGAATCGCTCACCACCAATCCCGGAACGATCACCGTCACGATCAGGCCGGGGGCGGTGGTCAACTCCATTGCGATGTTCAACGTCGCGGGCAAGTCGGTCACCGTGAAGGTGGTCGATCCTTTCGACGGGCAGGTGTACATCGAGAAAGTGAACTTGGTCGATGCCGGGGTTAGCAATTGGTACGACTACTTTTTCTCACCCATCGGCGTTCGAACTGACTTCGTTCTGCTTGACCTGCCAGCCTACGGTTCAGCCGACATCATCGTCACGGTTGATGCGGGGGGAGGGCAGGCGGCCGTTGGGCACCTGGTGGTGGGGATGCAGCAGGAGATCGGTGTCGCGCTGTATGGCTCGTCCGTAGGAATCAACGATTACAGCCGCAAGACGACAGATGAGTTCGGCAACACGGTCATTACGCCTCGCTCCTATTCAAACCGCGCAGAATTCGACGTGTCGATTTATACCGAGGATGTATCTCGTATCCGTCGCTTGTTGGCTGAGTTTCGCTCTACGTTGGTGGTTTGGATCGGCGAGGAGACTTACGAGGCCACCGTTCTCTTTGGCTATTACAAGGATTTCAGCATCGTGCTTTCGGGGCCGACTGTTTCCGACTGTTCGATTACTGTGGAGGCAATTATCTAATGGATGTTCCTGTTATTAATGCTTTGCCTGTGGCGCCCACGCGTGCCGATGCGCAGCCAGACTATTCTGCCAAGGCCGACACCTTCACCGCCGCACTGCCGCCGTTCAGCATTCAGGTGAATACTGCTGTA